CTGTTAGTTGCTCATCAGATATATCAGAAGTTAAAAAATCTTCTAACACTGTGGCTACTTCCTCTGGGGAAGCATCTTCAATATTATCAATTATAATATTAACTTCTTGATCGCTAAGGTCAGTAGTCGTATCTGGTTCTGTTACTACTGTTTCGGGTTCTGTAGTTAAATCTGTATCTTCTGGAATCTCAACAGTTGTTTCTGGTATTTCTACGGTTGTCTCTGTAGTTTGTTCTGGTTCTGTGACAGGAGTTGTATCTTCAGGAGCAGTTTCTACTGGAGCTTCTGTAGTTACTGGCTGTGGATCTTGTGGTTGAGGTTCTGGAGCTGCTGGAACCGTCGTAGTAGTTGTAGTGGTGGTAGTGGTGGTTGTAGTGGTTGTGGGAACAACAATTGTATCATTATCAATTACATAGCCAGAACCAGAATAATTTGTAGTATTTTCTACAGATTGACCAAACACATTATTTCTTGAGGTAGACCACGAGTTGGAACTTACTCCATTAAAACTTGTAGCACCGTTGTTAAAATAGTTGTTAAAATTAATTGCGGTTCCGTTGCCATTAAATGTGTTTCCTTGTACAAGCTGATTATCTGCGCCTGGTGTCCAAGTTGTTGGGATCCATGATGAGAACGTCAATGCAGTCCCATTGTCAGTAAATTGGGAGTTATAAACCTGTTGTCTATTTAGGCCACGTATATTTGCACCAACAGTATTATTCTCAAAAGTGCTTGAATTTATACGTATGAAACGCTCAACAAATACGCCATATGTATTGTTTTCAAATGTTGAGTTATTCACATATATTCTGTTGCTGTAGTTTGAATCTGTGGTACTGAGAGAAGATGGCGTTGAACCATGATCTGATGTTATACCAGCATTATTAAAAGTAAAGTCACAATTTGTAAAAGTAGTTACGCCACCATTGTGTTGGTAAAAGGCCCAACCTGGAGATTCTGTAATGAGTACGTTTGTGATTGTAAATGTTCCCTGGCTATTATAAATAGTTCCGCCATTCCAGGAGACGTTCTTGCCCTTTTTAAATGTCATATCTTGTATAGTTACGTTGCGTGCACCGCTGCTATAAATGGCTCGATAAAGGTTGTTACCGTCAATAATTGTGGTTGTCTTGCCAGTTCCAGTGATTGATACGCCTTGAGTTATTGCAGGAAGATCAGATGTGAGCGTAACAGTTCCCTGGACGCTGAAAGTAATTGAATCATAGATGCCACCAGATTGAGCGTTGGCTTGTGTTATTGCCCAACGGAAAGTACCCGAAGATCCATCATCAAGGAGGCTTGTTACCTCTAGGGAAGTGGCTTGAGGAATGGTGGTAGTTGTAGTCGTGGTTGTTGTGGTAGTGGTTGTTGTTGTGGTAGTGGTTGTTTCAACAGCTGGGGCAGTGTCATTATTTGGCTGAACACCACCAAAAGTCGTGCAAGTTCCGCTAGTCGTACATGATTGAGTAACACCCTGCTCGTTGTCAATCATGAGAGCTGGAGATAAAGATGTATCTCCAAGATTAAACACAGCAAATCCGAGTTTGTATGTTCCAGTTACTGAAACCTCATATGTTGACGTCTGCCAGCCAGTTGCACCAAATGAGTTAACTGAATAGTCGCCAGTTCCTGGGTTAGTAAAACCAAGTAGGGCATACTTTTGTGTGTAGTTATTAACAGTTATAGTTGGCTCAGAAGCAACAGTAACTGGAGTTAATGATGTTAATGATCCGTCATTAAATGGAACGTAATCTGTTCCTACATAGTTCCACGACATTGTATAGGTAACCCCAGCAGTAAGTTCAACTTCTCTTGAAATCCACGCTGCATCTGTTGGTGTTGGACTTCCATACCCAGAGGCTTGGGCATCAGCGATAAGAAGATTTTGTATTGCGGTTTGAGGGGCACCAGAAAGGCCAAGTGCAGTCATTGCCTGAGTAAAAGTCTGCTCTCCTTTAGGCTGGAGAAGGGCAGCATACGATGCATTATTTGGTGAGAATGTCCAACTTCCAGCAGTGACAGCAGGAGCATAGTATGGGTTTGGGCTTCCATTTGAAAGTGTTGGACTACCAACTGCACTTCTAGAACCGTGAGTAAATGTTCTTGAACCACTAAATATTGAAACACCAGTTCCATTAGAAGTTATTGATGCGCCAAGGTTTCCTGTTTGTGAATCTCTATTCCACCCAGTAAATGAGTTATCCTCAAAACCAGCGTTTGTGATTGAAAATGGACCTGGATCAATAGTTGTTGTAGTGGTTGGAGTTGTAGTGGTTGTGGTGGTTGGGTTATTGATCTCAACTGCAGTGAGCCCAATGCATGGTTGTCCACCGGCATTACCAGAACAAGTCTGCCAGCCAAGAGATGAAGTCCAGCCAGTAGTAGATGTGAACTCTGTATTAGATAAAAGTTCTGTTCCATCAAGTTTTAGGGATGCAGACTCAACTTGAGTCCCGTAATTTCCTGCCCAAAACTCACCGTCGCCTCCTATAATAAATATGCGTGCTGTTGCGACACTAGCCCACCCAGCACCAACCCCAGTTGCAGTAACGCTGATGGAATAGTCATTAAAAACTCCACCGTCGGTAAGGCTCAGGTACCCAGTGCTGTGCGAATAAATACCTCCACCACCAGCACCTAGGAGCTCTATACCAACGGCAAGGACGTCAGATGATGCCTTCCAGTCTTGAACCTCTGCAGCAGAAACAGTTGCCGTAAGGGTGCTGCCACCTGAAATTACTGAAGAAACATCTATATCTTGTGATACTGTCGCCTGCTGGTAGGCAAATACAATTTTATTGCCGTCAGATGCTTGAGCGGAACTGTTTGGCGGAACAAAAGATCCTATTAAAAATAAAGGAACAAAAATCCATGCGGCTTTACGCGTAAATGCATATTTTAATTTATTAAGTATATTCAACTGATTACCCCTTCAGTTAGACATACCTAATAGTAAAGTAAACTTATGCTTAGCTAACACCTAAAACAAAAATCCCCTGATACACTTCTGTACCAGGGGATTAGAGCATCTGACTTCGTGATACTAGTGTATCATACTTTTTTTGCTATAACACCAAGATTTGGTATATTTTTTCCAAAATCTTTTTTTGTTTCTTCTGGAAGAAGATCGTCATCAACGTCGTACTGCCAAAAACCAGCATCAAAACCAATTGCTTCCATACCAAGTGATTGAAAGTCTTTAATTAGCTCTTCTTGAGACCACATACTTTGATGTTGTTGGAGTATGTTTGACTTACATCTATTAGCTGGAGTAAATATCGGAGTTCTCATTGTTCTGAATGAGATTTCGCCCTTTACCCACATTTTAATAAGCTTACCAACGTCTGTTTGCACGACTCTAATAACGCCACCTTGCTTTAACTTTCTTTTCATATGCAATAAAAAAGATTTGTACTGCAACAAAGATATGTGCTCAAGCGTGTGTGATAAAAAGAACTCATCAACTGTTTCATCTTCACAAAAGGAATCAAGGTCCATTATATTAGCTTCAATATCACATGTCTCAGCTAAATTAACAGTCTTGTATTCTGATCCCTTGCCGATACCGCCAAGGTTAAATTTAATGCTACTCATAATTAATCCTCTCTTGTATGAGCGTTTATCCATACCCAATTATAATTCCTAAAGGTTTGTGGTAATACGTCAGGTTGAAATTTAGTTTTCCATAGACAATAGGGAAAACTAACCTGATCTTGATAAGACCACTCTAAATTCTGCGCATGCCAAAGTTCACCTAATTCTTTTACCTTTGGATTACTTAAATCTCTAGCTGAAACTCCACATTCATATAATCCATATTGCTCTGGAAAACCCTCTGATCTATAAAAACTACATTGTTCATCTAGTGGTTCGTTTGCATATTTTAGCGGCCTTATTGTTGCTTCACCATATGCACAGTGTCTGTTGTCAAAATGTGGGGATGCAACAAAGCCGTTAACCATATAAGACATAATTTCAGAAACAAAATTTGGACTACTTATGCCCATATCTCCATCTATCCATATCATGTATTTCCAATTATTGCTTAACATTGGAATTGAGTGTGGATTTAATTTTGGTCTCTTTGACCTTCTTCTATTATCTAAATTTTCATCACCTAATAAAACTTCAATCCATGGATTGCTAATCGGAGTAGTTGATTTTCCATCAGTAAAATAAACATAATCTACACCATCTATTTTTATTTGATTTGGCACGTAATCATACCCACCAGTAACAGCGGTACAAATTACTGTATTCCCATACCAATCATCTATCATAATTACCTATAATTCTGTGTTATTGGAAGCGGCATTGTTTTAATGAGTCTATCTGTGTACTCGTAACACAAAGGGTGGAATATTTCAAGAAGTATTTCTCCCCACTCTATTGGATATCTTGTAATAAAAGTATCTGCTGCTTCTCTACTTTCCTTTGCAGGAAACTTCTGCAGGTTGTTTAATTTTATATCCATAATTGACAGCAGCGTACTGTACCATCTTATTGTAAATTCAGTATTAGGTTTGAATATATATAAATCATTAGTCATTAATTTATCCCAGTGTTGACCAAGCCAAGGTCTCTGCTTTGGGGTAACGCTTAATTCAAATTCATCTTCTGGTGCACCAATACCAAACGCATTCGATGCTTCAAGTTGATCAAAGTATGGATTCCAATCCCACGAACATGGCTTAATGTCGGTGTATCCACCACCGTGGTGGTGCATAAAATAGGTCCTTAAATAATCGGCTTTGTGAACATCTGAAAGATACTGATATCCTGGGTGCAAAGGATGATCAGACAATATATACTCAGGTAAACTATCATTAGTTATTAATATATAATTTACCTTAGAATTATTTCTTAAACTTTCAATTCCATTAATTCTATTTTGATTCATAGTCAGATTGTTATTTCCAACCCAAAAAGAATATAGATTTCTTTGTAACATATTTTATCCAAACTTAGTTATGATTACATTGCCATCAATTTGATCTTTAGGTGGCAAATTTTTTCTTACTAACATTCTTTGCACCCATCTATCAGTGCCATCATATCTTGCCTGAAATGGTTTGCGACCATGAATAACGGTAGAATTATCTATAACTAGTAAATCTCCTGTTTTTAAAATAATCTCTTTAGTATTCTTTTGAATAGCGTGATTAAGTTCCGCTAAAGCCAGATCAGCATACGTATTAATTCCTCGCATAAAGAAGTTATCATAAGTTATAGTCATCCTACCTTCAGCTTCAGATAGAATTGGCATAACAAATTCTTTTTGTGGCTCACCGTGAGTTCTAAAACTATCATCAACTGCGGTCTTATACCAAGGTTGTTTTAAAGCTTTTACAACTTCAGCGGAAAGTGACTCTACAATTTCGTTTACATTAGCATACGTAGTTGCAGCTTTGTCATCGCCTCTTAAGCAGAGAAGTAATATATAGTCTGGTTTATATGGATGAAATGCAGTCTCGGTGTGCAGCGCCAATTCCACTTTAGAGGAAGTAGATATTTGTTGTGACTCTGTTTTGTGAACAGGAAGAATATTTTGAATCAACTGTCCATTTTGTTCTTGGATATACGAAATTGGATAGCCTAATTGATGAGCATAGTGTAACAGTGTTCTAGTTGATTCTTTTGAGGACTGTTCTTTAACAGATGATGGAAAGGGAGTAGCTGGCGTCTTGGGAACAAAACCTATTCCAACGCTACCATGCAGAAATATACCTTTATCTTTAAGCATTGCCGAGAACCTTGTGTAGAAGAAAATATAATCTTACCAGATCCTGTTGAGAAATACTAAATACAAATTCTTTATTTTCTCTAGTATCAACGACTATAGAATGAGCGTGGATTAAATCACCTTCAGTGTTAATCATTTCCATAATTGGAGAAATGTTAATTTGTTTTATCATCGGCATATAGCCGCTGTAATTCTTTTCTTCGCTCATACCATAAATTATAGCAGAATTTATTTTGTTTTTTTACCCTTTGCAAAGGTAGATACGTTTTTGGGAGCTTGACCTTTAACTCCTTTTTGTGGAGTACCAGATCTTCTCTTTCTTTGAACTGCGCTTTTTTTCTGAGCGCTTGACAACGACTTAGCTTTTGCTACTGGTAAACATTTTGCATACCCTGAACCACCGACCCCTGAAGTACCACATGGTTGATACTTTCCATTTTTTTTAGGAGCACCGATGTTAACCCATTTTTGGTCAAACCATTTGGTCAGTCCGATACCCTTAGGTCCTGGCATATTATTTCTTCTTAGCTTTTTTAGTTGAAACAGTTTTCCAACCACCACCCATGGATTTATATTTTTTTGCTGCCCATGCATTTGCGTACGCAGATGGATAGACATCAAATTTAGATTTAGCCTGTGACTTAGCCGAAGACCATAGTGCTGGTTTTGTGGGTTTATTTACTTTAGCCATTTTATTTACTCAATAATAAATATATTGTTACTGCATGTGAAGTAAAATAAGCTATATTTAATAATAAAGCTTTGATATTATTTTTGTTTATATGATAATGTTGATCATGTGGATTATTATTATGGTGATGATTACACGAGCATGAACCACCATCGTGATGAGTTGTGCACGGTTCACCATTTTCAATATGATGATTTCTGTTTGTGCAATTCATAATTACTTCTTCTTATTTATTTTTCTAAGTGTCTTAGCAAGAGAAGCTTGCTTACGGGTAAGTGGACTGTACTTGCCTGGATTCTTTGATACAGCGGCAGCCATGCCTGCTACAGACTTACCAGCTTTCTTAGCCTTAGCTGTAAAAGCTCCTGGTCTTTTAATTGCACCAGCAATCCAGTTTTTATCTGACTTTTTTGTTGCCATTTTTTGTTTCCTTTTTCTTTGGAGTAGTTTTCTTTTTTAAGAAATCAAAAGATGCTACAGCATGATCATTGATGTGATCATCAATTTTGTATTCTATTCTAGTTAGATGTTCCCTAACATAGCCATGATCTTCTTTGTTTTCTCTTCTTGCTTTCTCTAAAAGAGTAACAATAACAGCACCGACAACACCAATGAGAGCAACAGTAATTTGTTCCATGGCATTATGCTTTGATGCCCAAGAGTTCCATGACTTTTGGCCCAGGAACAGAGTCTGCTGGAAGCTTATTGGCAATCTTAAATGATTTTATAGCTTCTTTTGTTGCTGCATCCATTTCTCCGTTGATTGGACCAGCATAAATTCCTTTTTTCTTCAGCGCTTCTTGAATTGATTTTGTTTTTGCATCTGCGCCAGCAGGTGTGTTATTCAAATTTGCAACACCAGCTTCTGGTTTCTTAACACCATTTCTTTCCATCCATGCAGCAACTGCTGGTGGTGGGTTGTCACCACATACATAGCGTATGTGCCAAGGCTCTTCAGGGACTACTTCCCAGGACCAACCAAAATCTTTTACGTTTGCAATAAGCCAATTAATACGCTTTGGTTCAGCAGCGTTGGCAATGTCAACTGCAATTCCGAAGATTATGCTGGGAAGATCCAGGCGCTGCCAAGGGAGCCATACCCTTTTTTAGATACCATTTTTTGCCTTCAAATGTACGGGTACTTTGACCAGCAATTTCTTCAAGCTGATAACGTTGTTTGAAACCAGCAAGCTGGGATTCATAGGTTCTATAGGTATCTCCAGCTGATGTTGGCTTTAGTTCTACACCATCCGCTTTTGCCTTCTCGTCCATGGCACAGTAAGCTGCAGCAGCGAGCCAGTGTAGTTTTCCACCACCTTCTATACCAACTAATAAATTAGCTGGAAGCTTACCAGGTGTAACACCCTTTAAATCTGCTGGTAATTTTACTGGAACGATGTAGTCCCAAGCTACTTTGCTCATGTTAATCTCCTATTATTTCTTTTTCTTTTTAGCGACTTTTTTAGCCGAGGAAATAGCGATAGCAATGGCTTGTTTCCTAGACGTGACAACAGGTCCACCTTTGCCAGAGTGTAAAGAACTCCTACCAAATTCACCCATTACGGATTTTATTTTCTTTTGATATGGAGTTGCTTTTTTAGCTGCCATTAGTGGACCTGTTATCTAGTTGTTACTTCTTTACAACTTTGCCAGCGGAATTCTTAATTGGACGCTGAGCAATCTTTTTTTGACCCGCTGAAACTGCTGGCTTTGGTGCTGCGGCACCTTTGCCGCCAGTTGCAATAACCTTGCCTGTGGCAGGGTTCTTAACTGGACGCTGAGCAATCTTCATCTGGCCTGGTGTTGCGGTTGGCTCTGGTGCACTTACCGAACCACCCTTACCCATCTTGCCTTTTGATTTCTTCATTGCCATTTTATTTCTCCTTATATATAAGTATTTTTTACTTTTCACGCCTGCAGGCTTGAAAACCTTTATTGTTTTTTGGTATAAGCTCTTTGCACACCAGCATGTTGTTTTGGTGGCTTCTTATCTAGAGGCTCCAAACCAAACATTTTATGTCCACCCCAATGATTTATGTCTTTATCATCATCTGGATTTTGCTTATGAGAGGGCATTCTACCTGGCTCAATTATATCACTCACTTTAGTCTTAAGTGGTTTAGCTGATTTTCCAGCCCAATTGATCCTTCTAAGAGCGCTCATTATTTTTTACGCTTACCATGCTTATCGGTAGTATACATAGAGGATGCAGCTTTCTTAGCTGGCATCTTTTTGTCACCTTTAATTGTTGGAACAGTTGTAGGCTTACCCGCAAGAATAGTAGCCTGCATAGCATGCATCTTTTTTCTTAGGGCTGGCTCCGATGATTTACCCTTTTTCATCGCCATGTTTATTTACCCTTTTTCTTCTTGGCTATAGCGGCTTGAATAAATGGCGGCAACTTCTTTTGAGCTGGGGTTAAACCAGCTTTTGCTGCTGCTGGTGCCTTCTTTTTCATTGCTGCCGGTGCTTTCTTTTTCATTGCCATAGTGTTCTCCTATTTTTTATTTTTATTTCTTTTAGAAATAGCTGCGGCTTTTTTCTTAGCATCAGCTTTAGAACTAGCGCCCCATGCTTTTAATGATAGTAACAGCCTTGTTGGCTTACCGCTACTATCTCTTTCTGGTCCAGGCATATTTCCCATTCTTGCTAGAAATGATGCGCGTCGTGGATTGTCTCCAGATTTTACTGGAGCTTTAAGATTCATACCTTGCTTTTTAGCAGAGGCCCTACCCTTAGCGTTTAAACCACCCTTAGGGTTTTTACCTTCTTTACGTTGCCATGCTGGTGTAGCCATTATTTACCCTTTTTCTTTGTATTGGACTTCTTTTTGATAGAAGTCTTTTTAACTGGTTTTTCTCCAGGCGCAACAATACCCGTCATCCTATTGTTGGTGCCCATTCTTGGACCGCTGTATGTAAATAAAATTTTTCATAACCATAAAAATCTCCTGCTATAAAATATATAGTATCAACATTAAAGTTAATTATCAGTAGACTTATTTAATTTTTTATCTAAAGCATCTAGCAGGTCGTAAACTTTTATCCACAATTTCCAAAGCATTATCATACTACCTACTTGTCTTGTGGTTTTGGAGCTTGATTACCTTTTGATACTTTTCTAGATTTTGCTAAAGACATAAATCCTCCATAGATAATACCCTCAGATCATTTAGATACTGAGGGTATTAAACTAATCTTATTACTTTTTTGTTGCAGCTTTTTTAGCTGGAGCTTTCTTAGCTGCAGCTTTCTTAGCAGGAGCTTTCTTCGCTGTTGGCTTCTGCACTTCGGCTACAACTTCTTCCGCTACAGCTTTTGCGGCCTCTACTACAGCCTCTTTTGCTGCAGCGACTTCGGTGCTTGTGGAGAAGATGCTCTTAATTTTATTAATTAACTTGCTCATTTTTTACCTCATTATTTTAATTAGTACGTATAAATATAGTAGCGTACAACAAAAGCAAATGCAAATTATCGGCTCTGCTGAGAGTCTTTTATTAATTGATAACGCTCTCCAGTTTCTCTAGAAACATGAGAAAAAGCCTCAGCTGCGGCCTCCTTGATGGCATTGGAAAAGTCTTCACTATTAGAAGGGTCAACACCATTCATGGGAACCGTCAAGCATGCCATAATGTCAACATTTTCAAAGTTTCCAATATTTACTTTTCTCCCAACTGCAACCGTAAGAACTGGATCTGTTGTAACAACAACCTTTTGATGAGTAGCCATTACGGAATCCAGAGTCGGATTAATAGATTGTTCAGCGATACTTTCTGTTATTTTTGGCATTATTCTCCTGCTTTTTCTGTAAAGTTTTTAATAAATTCTAGTGTCTTTGTTGCTTGATCTTCAATTGAAAGATTGTCTGTATTAATAGTGAATGTTGAAATCTTTCTTACTAGTTCAATTTCTTTTTCCGAATTATGGTTCAACTGTTCATCAGTCATATATACGCCATCTCGTTTGAAGATTCTATCTCTTAGAACATCATCAGAAGCTTCGTATGTAATAATTATACCATTCGGTTGCTTAAGAATTGAAAGTGCTTCGTTTTCAAAACGAACATCAGAAACTATAACACATATAGGAGTATCTTGATTGCCGTCTTCTCTAAGAAGATTATTTATATTTTTTCTGTATAACTCCATACTTTTTATAGTTACCCAATGGCAGAAACATTCTGCATAGCCATCTCTGCAGATGTCTCCAGCTTTTTGAAGAAAACTTCTAGGTTTAGTACCCTCTGGTTCAATTGATAAATTGAATATTTCTTTTACCTTCTCTACAAAAATTTCATAAGAAGGAATAAGCCCTAGTGTAGATTTTCCATAGATCTCAAACAACACTTCGTGTATTGCATATAGCTTTCTAGAGTCTGCGTTGAAACCTTTTATGTTCTTTTTTATTGAAGCTAATTCATATAGCGGTAGTGCGTGAAATATATGTTCCCAAATAATTCCAGAAGATGTTGTTTGCATTGAACCCTTAGGACATAGAGCTTCTGCTGCTGAAGTCTTTCCACTGCCAGCTCTACCAGCTAAACCTAGAATAATTGGATGATCTTTTAAATACTTTTTTTCCATCAGGCAATTATATCACAGGCTTTTTTGCTTTTGCCTTACGCTCTTCTAGTTTATCTAGAAATTCATTACATAACGCGTCAGGTTCCCAAACAAAACTTCTTTCAACTTGAACAACTTTAAAATTAAATTCTTCTTTAATATCCTCTATCGTCATCAATAATGGGGTCAAAGAATCATTTCTGCATTTCCATTTTCCATTAATATGATTTGCAACTACAGCAGAATCGGTATATATAATAGGATTGTAAAATTCTCCCATTGAACATATTAATAGGCCAGAAATAACAGCTTCGTATTCAGCCTCATTGTTACTTCTTGCGCCAAGACCTCGTGCAAACTGTGCTATTTTTTTCCTGTTTCTATATACAGAAACAGCGCATGCAGCTTCGCCAATCTTCTTTTGACCCTGTCCTCGTGAGGCACCATCGCAAAAAACTTCTATTATCATAGATAAGAGCCTACTTGCTATCTACATCTACATCCGATGGAATACCTAAAGTCTTTAATCTGTCCTTAAGATTTTTTAATTGAGTCTTTCCTGGAATAGTATATGTTGTATATAACATGTATCTTTCTTTATTGTATTCTATTTGAGTTGGATAATCTAAAGTATCTCTACCTTTGGCATAAAATTCATTTTTTGAATTAACTGACTTATAATGACCTACATACATAATGCTCTCCATTTTAATACGTGTTAAAATCTTTATCGCTGTAGTAACCTTTTTCTTCTCTAGAAGAAGCTACTTGCATTGATTGTATTTTATCTATTAACTTTCTTGCCGACTCCGATGCTATTCTTGCGGCCAACTCCATTGACTCAGCAAGGTTAACTACGGCTTCCGCTGTTATTAGTGCAGTGTATTCGTTTTCTGCTGCCTCTAGGGCATTTGCTTCGCGCTCAGCTTCATTTTTGCCAACTCTGTTTGCTTTATAAACTTTTTTATAAGTTCCTTCTATTAATTTATATTGAGCCCTAGCCATTCCAGCTAGTCTAGCTACTCTTCCATAAACATTTGAAGTCCTTGCAACAAGAGAAGCCATTTCATGAATACCAAGATCCAATGTATCTACATCTGGTATGTTCACAAAGTATAGTGAATTTTTTTCCCCTGATGTATATGCGGAAACTACTTCTTCTATTTGAGGGCCTATAAACTCTCTTAATAATTCATTCATTTTTTGTAATGATTGTAAATTCATTTGAACCTATCTAAAATTGACTTCATCTCTTATCTTAGATTCTATCATAAGATTAGCTATCTTTGTTCTTATTTTACCTAAATGTTCTCTTACTGTATTTGGATGCTCCGATATCTTTTTGCTTATTTCACTAGATCTTAAATCATCTATATAGCGCCATTTAAGCAGTTGTCTTTCTTGTACCGAAAGAAATACAAATGGCTCTGCGCAAGTTTCTCCAAGAACCCAAAACTCATTTATATCTTCTGTTGAAAGAAGCTCTTCCATTTCTCTTTCTTCAGGAGGAGCTTTAAAGCCTACCTGTTTTTCTCCGTTTTCTCCATCTTCACTAGAATCATCACTTAATAATGGAAAACTTTTTCTTCCTAATTGATCTATTAAAAATGTGTCAACGTTCTTTTTTAAAAGATAAAAGAAATAACTATACAAGAATCCGACTAAATGGTATTGGTCCTTTTTCTGAATCTTTTCTTTGGTATCTTGTAATACATTGAAAAAAGGTCATGTCTACAGTTTGTCTTACATCTATTTCTTCACCATAACGTTTAGCCATGTATACTATACCGTCTTAAAACTTCATTTACATGCTTGTACCCAGCTTGATTTAATTTATTTTTCATTAACGCAAAACGCACATAAGGGTCTTTGACAAATAGGGAAGTAAATCTTCTTATGTCGTAGTCGTTAAGATTATACTTACCATGATATAACAATGTTGTATATTTTGTTAGAAAATTATTAAATACTTTTAACAATTCTTTCTTTGCTTTCTCATTGCCTTCTTTAGCTTTGGCAATAAGAGATTGCATTTCTTCTTCTTCTAAGTTGTAATACTGTTCCTTATAAGCAGCCATGTTTTATTTGCCTTCCCAAATTGGTATTTTGTCAGAGTAAAAATTTCTGATATCTTCATAATAAATAACCTGAGGTATTTCTAACTCAGCTGCAAAGTTCTTTCCCTCGGTTGAGTACTTGCTTATTATAAAAGTTAATTTATTAAATTCAGATTCATAATATCTTTTAAATCTTTTTATTTTTGTCATACTTTTTGCATCAAGATAACCTTTAATTTCAACCCAACTAGAATTTATTTCAGTAAAAAAATCTGGAGTATAACCTTTTGTTCCGTCTTTTAATAGGAAACGCAAAAACTGTTGGTTCAAAATCAAATTTAACTTTGTATGCTGTTAAAATTCTAGCAAAATTAGCTTCCCAATTAGACCTGAGCGTTAAACCTAAGTCTTCTCTAAATCCAGTCTTTGTATGCTGATAGGCATTTCCTCTTTTGATCCTTACCAGCTCACTTGTGCTAGAATCTATTTTGCCAGTTTTTAGCTTGCTAAAATCGGGATGTTTTTTAAGAGGAGAAATTTCCAAAAAATATTCCTCCGGCTTGACAATGTTGAGCTCTTTCATGGTATCCTTTAGATCTAAACTAATCTACTCCATTATAATTTATAAAACATCAAAATACAAAAAACACTACAAGAATACGGAGTACAACAATGAATACATTAAACACAATTATTGACAGCATGTTGATTGAGACCAATGAGGAAATCATTGGTAACTTGAGCAAGTTGGGATATTCACGTGCAGAGGCAACAAAGGTTGTTAGCGAATTCAGCGATTTTGATCTCGTTGAAGATGCAGCCTTGAATCCAGTATCTGCTTTCTAATTTAAATTAATATCAATAATAAAAGGGCCAGGATAATCCTGGCCCTTTTTCTTATACCTAATTAAGCTTTAGCTAATTTTTTAGCTCTGAATACACCCGTGTTACAGGCACCAGATTTTGCAAAGTCGCAAAACGTACATGATCGTTCATTCTTTGTTGGAAGAAAAGAAGAATCATTTATAATAGAATCAAGTGTTGATATTAAATTACTCTTAACGTTCTCGATATCTTCTTTAGAAAAGAGATGACCCTTACGCCTTCCGAGACCTAAGATAATATAGCTCTGCATGAATGTCTTTATCTGGGTAGACTTGGTCCATTGCTACAGCGTAGATACCTAACTGTAAATTTGATGGAATATCTTTTGGTGATATCTCCCATTTACCAGTTTTATAATCAATAATTTTTATTGCGTTGGGACCAAAATTGTCAACTCTATCTATATATCCAGAAATTAAATAACTTCCAATAACAAATTGAAAACCATACTCTTTATGGAGTACATCAAACAATGTGTCAGCATATTGGTCATAGAATTCACTTATAATTTCATTACCAGCTTCAATTAAATTATCATTTATTTTATTATCTGGGTCATATGATTTTCTCTGCTCAGCATATGCTACTTGTAATTTTTCATAGTCTAATGTTTCTGTTGCGCTAACATTGTGTTCTAATACAGTATGTACAATATTTCCCAATACCGCTGCTTCACCAAATAGCCTTGGTTCTTTTTGTATATATGTATAAAAATATTTAGAAGGACACATCTTATATGTGTCTATTCTAGAATAAGAAAAATCTGTTAGTGATAGTTTTTCTAAATCGCTTACTTCATTTAAAGATCTAATTTTTAATTTCATTAATCTACAATTCCATCACCGTATGGATCTACGTTTTCAAATATTAAATTTCCATTTGAGTCATATTCATTTCCAAACTCATCAAGTACATTGCCAGTATATATATTTCTATATTTACCTTCTCCAAATGGAGCCCAACCACTTACTCCAATCTCCATTTGATCGTCTTCATTATACGGCCAAGACATCGTCTCCTCCTTCGGTTAAAGAAATAACTGTGTTGTTTACAGCATCAATATTAAAATAGTAATTTAATAAGCCATATAAATCAGACAGTTCTTCTGCTGTTGCATTAAAGCCTGCAACTCCAGACTGTATAAAATACGTAGGCTCTTTAGTATTGTACTCAATTAAAGTAATATCGTTGAGTAACATTCTACCAACTTCATGTTTTAACATATTAATCCTCGTCATATATTGTTATAGGATTCCAATTTGGATCATCCATTTTTTCTCTCATATCAGCAACGTAGGAGTCCCAATCTCTTTCGTCTTCTGATTTCTTTTCGTATTTAACCTCACCTTTAAAAGGATTAGTTTTAAAACGAGTCATAATAAGCTTACCTTCTTTGGTTTTCCATCTTAAGATTCCATTTTTGCAGTCACAAAAATCAGCTGGATCTGGGTCAGTTTTACCCAACGGATCATATCTACCACTGCATGAATTACATTTTGTGTATCTTCCTTTATCCTGACACCTATTGCATGATGGACAGAATGTCCAACATGGTTTAGTTGATGGATTTCTATAAGTTCCAGGTAATGTCATTATTTAACTCCATATGTTATATATTTTTGTAATTTATCTTCTATTTTTAGAGATGTAGATTTCTTAAACTTAAATACAACTTTTTTATTTTTTTCTACATATGTTAAATAAACATATGATGGTCCATTTACGTTTTCAATTATATCATAAATGCCTTGCACTAAATCAAGACTTGGTACTTGATCTAACTCAAGAAGTATAGACTTACTACCTATTGCTTTAGAGATATCTATTTTTTCAGAATTGTTATAAAATATTTTAACAATTGAAGATTCTTCTTCGTTTTCTCTATTCAAAATTCCAGAAATAACAACTACATCACCTTCGTTAAAGTAGTCATCACTAATTGTTTTAGATTCTCTTGGAAAAATAACTATTTCAATTTCTCCAGATAAATCTTCTAATAACAAACGAAACATTTTTTGTCCCTTTTTTGTTATCATTCTTTTAACTGATGTTAAGATTCCTCCAACTTTTACATTTGCACCATTGCTAAATTCTACAATGTCAACTATTTCTCCAGTTACATTTGGAGATATTGTTGTCCACATTCCTTCAATAGGGTGTTTAGAAACATAAATTCCTAACTCGGCTTTTTCTTTCTCTAATAATTCTAATTCTTTTCTTCTAGTTATATCAATTTCTTCTGGTGTATCAAACAATTCATCAAGAGCTCCTGCGTACGCTAAATGCTCTAGCGTAGATTTCTTTAAAGTAGCTGGATCGCACCTTCTAAAGAAATCATAAATACTAGAGTATGGATTTTTTTCATCTCTTCCCATAATTATAGATTCAGCTATTGATTCACCAATGCCATTGATTGCTGATAAACCAAAAATAACTTGGGAATCACTAAGTACATTAAAATCTTTTCCTGATTTATTTAAAGAAGGAGGAAGAACTTCAATGTCTAATTTTCTACAGTCGGATAAATAAGCAGCCAGCTTTTCTTTGTTACCAACAACAGAAGACATAAGTGCTGCCATATACTCTGCTGTATAATGAGCTTTTAGATAAGCGGTAATATATGAAACCATTGCATAGCTTGCGGCGTGAGCTCTGTTAAATCCATAGCCACCAAAGTATTCAATATCTGAATAAATCTTATTTGCTTTTTCTTCGTTTAGATTTGAATTTTCTATACAACCCTTAACGAATTTAGTCCTGAGCATTGCTATTTTATCCATTAACTTTTTGCCAATAACCTTTCTAAGGTCATCAGCTTCAGCGGAACTAAATCCAGCCAACTCTCTAGCCACACCAAGAACATCTTCTTGGTATAACATAATTCCAAGAGATGGTCCAAGAACTTTTTCTAATTTATGGTGATCGTAAGATACGTGACTTCTACCATGTTTTCTATCTATATATTCTTTATCCATTCCAGAACCCATTGGACCTGGACGATATAGGGATATGAGAGCCATTATATCTTGAATATTTTGTGGTTGCATTTGAACCATTAGTTCGCGCATTCCAGCAGATTCCAATTGAAATACACCCATAGCCTTACCTTGACAAAGTAATTCGTAAGTCTTTTTGTCATCTATAGGTATATCATTTACGTCTAGATTAATCTGCCTGTGCTGTTTAATTAATTTTATGCAGGTATCAATTACGCCAAGATTTCTTAATCCAAGAAAGTCTATTTTTAACAAGCCACACTGCTCTACTCTACCCATATCCCATTGAGTTACTACTGGTTTATCTGCCCCTTTCTGCATTGTTGGCAGATACTCTACGAGTGACTTTTTAGAAATAACTACACCAGCTGCATGAATGCCAGTTTGTCTTACCAAATTTTCCAAACCAAATGCTGTATCAATTATTTCTTTAGATTGAACATCATTTTTGTAAAGAGAATTAAATTCTTGAACCTCCATACATTCTTTTAATGATTTAGAAACGCCAAGAACTGGTGGTGGTATTAATTTTGCTACTTTATCTCCCGCAGCAAAGTCATAGCCAAGCGCTCTAGCTGCGTCTCTAATAGATTGTCGTGCTCCAGTTCTGTTAAATGTGCAAATATGCGCAACTTTATCGCTACCATATTTACTCCTAGCGTAATCTATAACCTTGTCTCTATGTCTATCGTCAAAGTCTAGGTCAATGTCTGGCATTGATTTTCTTCCTTCAACCAAAAATCTTTCAAACATCAAACCAAACTTAATTGGATCTAAATTTGTAATATCAAAAGCGTACGACAGAATACTTCCTGCTGCAGATCCTCTACCCCAACCAACTCTAATGTCATTGTTTTTTGCCCAGCGAACTAAATCAGAGACAACCAAAAAGTATTCAGGAAAACCCATATCTTTTACTACTCTAATTTCATAGTTGGCTCTTTCTACTATGTGCTCAGGCAATGGATTTCCATATCTATTCTTTAGTCCATCCCAAGCTAATCTTTCGAAGTATTCAGTTGATGATTCTTTTGTTGGAATAGGAAAGTTTGGAAAATGTATCTCACCAAAGTTGAGATTAATATCAACCATATCGTTGATATGCATTGTATTTTTTAACCAGTCTTCAGAAAAAGTTTTAGCCATCTCGTCATAAGATTGTAAATAAAACTTATCACCAGAAAAAGAAAATCTATCTGGAGTATGAATCGTGCTATTTGTAGCCACACATAGCATGACATCGTGAGCGTGTGCGTCGTGCTGATGCACGTAGTGACAATCTCCTGTTGGAACTATTTTAGCACCTATGGTTGTTGCTATTTTAATTAATTCGGGTATGATAGTTTTTTGTTCTTCTAAACCATGATTTTGTATTTCAATAAAATAATTTTCTTTACCAACTATTTCCTGCATTGCCGCAGCGTGCTTCAACGCTGTATTATAATCTCTTCTTAAGAGAGCTTGAGATACTTCTCCGTTCAAACATCCAGATAGAACTATTATTCCATCAGAGTGTTGGCTGATTAAGTCATGATCTATTCTTGGCTTTACATAATATCCTTCGGTAAAAGCCCTAGAAGACATTTTGATTATATTATGATAACCAGTATTATTTTTTGCCAATATCGTAATATGATAGGGCCCTCTTTGCTCCCATTCATTTTTAGCTGGACCAGATCTTTCTTCTTCATCTTTATCAAATCTAGTTTTTCTAGACTGATAAAACTCAGAACCTAATATTGGTTTAACGCCAGTTGCTTTACCTGCATCATAGAAGTCTAACCACGAATGTATATTACCGTGATCGGTTGTAGCCAACCCACTCATGCCTAAAGACTTAGCTCTTGATAAATACTCTTCTACATTACCGTGACCGTCTAGCATGGAGAAAACGGTATGGTTGTGCAGATTAGTCCAATTCTTCACTTAAGTCCTCTTTTTATATTAATTTGATTTAAAACTTTATCTTTATCACGTCTATAGCAAACTGTAACTACACCGTTACAGTATTTGCAAACTGCTGGCTTTCCGTCTTGAGCAAAAGCGCTATTATACATGTGCCTGTCTGTTTGCTGTGTACCGCAATCAGTGCAAAGTCCTATAACATCATCATCCTGCATCATTCCTCCTTTCTGGAAGAAGATTTATATGCAAAACGAACTGGTGATGGAGAAGATTTTTCTTGAGTTTCTATAAATCTATCTCCGACTTTAACCCACTTATTCTTTTTTTCAAGCGAACAACTTCCGCAGCCTACACCAACAGAATTTGCTCTTTCGCAAGTATAAGGTCTCCCACCTATACCCAATTCTCTTCTTCTTATCCAATCATTTATGTGAGCTTGAGATTTGCTTGGGTTATAATCTTCGCAGTTGCTAAGTATTTCATGCAAGTAATTAATTGATTCTTCGTTATAAGTAAGAATAGAACATAAAAATAATCTAGCTTCATGCTCAAGAAAATGAGAACTCTTTGCTTGATCGTGCAGTCTTTTAACTGAAGGACACTTTAACCAAAGAATTTCTTTTTGAAAGATTTTTTGATTTTGATCAAATGATTTTAAACCAGAGGAACCAAATTTATTAAAGTGTTCAAGTATATCTTTTGGTTTGTTTTTATCTTCTTCCATTTGATAAGTAAATTGTCTATACCATTCGTTAGCGGTAAAGCTAAAAGACTGCTCAGCGACTTCAAATGATTGATTAGTGCTTGAGTAAGACACAATGTTTTCTATACTAGAAAGAAATATGTTCTTTGGAAGTAAGGTTTTATATAAATTAGTTGACTGATGAACAGATCCAGGCAGTCGCCACATTCTTCTCATATCATAAACGCTAAAATCCATAGAAGAAATAGCTAAATCATCTTTTAGTTTACTGGCTATATATCTAAATACTTTAGGCAATTCGTTTGATGGGTTAATGCCAAGACTTATGGCTTCACATTCTATGTGAAAACCCTTTTTACCAGTGTAGTAAACTAATAAAGATTCTTCTGGGATATATGAAGAAAGGTATCCATAAAGCCTTTGCGCTTCTTCGTAGCAGAGATTCATATCTTCACTATCTAAATCAAAATATAAAGAACCAAGTCTGATAGCTTTGTCTAAATCAGTGTTATTATAGTGCCATATGGAAGTATATAAACCGATGTTATTATGCTTTTGCCTGTATGAGTCTATGTCTTCCATATCATAAAAGACTGGATCGTTACCGTTCTTATCCCTAATTACTCTATCAAGGTTAGGAACATATCTGGCTACTTCAACGTATTTCCACTGAGAAATAAACTTATTTTCATCTAACGGAAGTTTCATGGTATGTATATTTTACCATTGTCCCACTCTATATGCCAAGCAATTGATCTCTTGTTTTGCACCAAGTTTTCATTGTAAGACCTGTAATAGATAGATTCTTTTATTAAAAATTCTAAAGAATCATTTATCAAAGCTCTGACTAGCATTTTGTTTTGGTCACTCATAATAAATATTAATTTTCTTTATCTTTATCATCGGCAATAACGTGAAGCTTTGATGCAATATTATCAGATAGATGAACGATCATGTCTAAGTATGTTGTTGGATATGTTTCTGGCACTGGAGACCAGGGCCCTAAATGGCAGCGTATTAATCTAAGAATAGATTCAACAGTTTCTTGATCTAAGAAAAGAGTTGAAGAAGATAATTCTGATCCATATTTTTTGTCATTTTCCTGACATCTTCTAACAAATACACCAACAGTATATGGATGCATTGGGTCATAAAAGAAACTTTCTTCTCCCTCATTATCGGAGGATACTCCTTTAGTTACATCATGTAGAAGGCAGGCTGCATAAACAACATCTCTTTCTTCCTGAGAAAGAGAGTAAGACTCAGCCATAATTCTAGCTACATTAACAACTCTTTTTGTATGTAATACGTTTCCCCCAGCACCATGCTCATCAGATGGATGATGTTTTCCAGAAAAACTAGAAGGTATTTTCCAGAAAGTTTTTGCCTGCAACAACACTGACCTAACAAATAATTTAATTTGTTGATTTG